ATGATCTCGACCATGCGATCTCTCTCCAGTGTCTCGATCACATCAAAGGCCACTCCAGGTCCTTCTCGCGCATTGGCCCGATTCTTTACCACACCATGACCGGGCGGTACAAATCTCTCGATCTCCTCCGGCGCATCACGCAGGTCTACGTAAGGCGTGCGCGTGGCAGCCTGGCGCCGGGCCTGCGTGGCTTCGTTGATGATGACCTGGCGCGCCTGTCGTATGCGGTCAAGGTCCGCGCAATAGTCCCTGTAGGCACCACTGGCGAAAGGCCCACAACGGGTCGACCATTGTAGCAGATGCAGGGCCGCGAACATGATCACGGCCAAGAAAATGACCTGGCTGATCCGACGGATTTGGTCATTGCTGCCAGCAGACGACATCACTAGATCGCCCAATCTCAATCCCGATGCATAGTTCATGATTTATCCTGTGGGGGTGTGATAGATGCCAACCAGCGTGTGAGATCTCCGTACATGGTGGCCATCATGGCCTCTCGGCTGCCAAAAAAAACGATCCTTCGGGTTTTCTTGCGCGGATTGAAATCGAGAAAGTAGGGCCATTCTAGTTTGTGATCTAGATCGAGTACCACACGTTTGCTGATAACAGAATTGGGTTGATTGGATAGATCTAGCGACCATGATTCATATTGTAACACATCATGCAGGATTTCGTAACCGTGTCGGGTAAGTCGCAAGCCACCTTCCGGGCGTATGTTGGCCCACCAAGTGACCATGGCCTGTTCCCAGGGCTCTCGGCGATCCTCTGGCAGCTTGTCTAGGAGTCCTAGGGTGATACTAAGTTTTCGATTTTGCATCGGGGAAGATCTGCTCCCCTTGCTTGAGCAAGACTACCGTGAATTTGTCGGTCCGGAACTGGGTGTTCAGTTTCTTGGCCAAGTTGATGGCATGACCTTGATTGCTGAATGAAACTTTTTTGTACTTGGGTCCAGGATACTGCACCAGCATGTTGGCTGTCTTGAGATTGATAGGAGCTCCGTCAAAGAACACCGCCCAGATACCTTCTGCAGCCAGTACCTGCTCAGTCTTGTAAGTGGTCCGGTTGGTTATCTCAACCAACACTCGAGGTTTGGGTCTTGACACATTATACTCCTACTTTTTATTTATCTCATAAAGTAGGTAGTTTTTAGAAGCGACCGCCGTCGACCTCTAGATCAGTACTGTTTTCGATGTTCTGCTGGCGTTGTTCATGTAGATCCTGAACGATCACCAGTAATCGAGTGATATCCGCATGCAGATCGCGTGCTTCTGCCAGGCTCATGGTCACTTCTCGTAGCGCGCGGCCTTCCACGGCCTTGAGCCGGTCCACAAACTTATTGATGTGCAAGAGCATGCTCGGCCTCCTGTTGGGTACGGAACGGTCCACGATAATCATATCTCTCCAGAGCGATCAGTTTGGGACACTCTGTGACCCGCCAGCGGCGGCCATGTCTGACCGCATACCATCCGGCCGCATACCAGCTCTTGCTCCGGGGCTCTCGAGTCCATAGTGGTACCTGGTGCTTGACGTCGAAGATGCCGTTGTAGGCCGGACCAGTGGTGGGATAGCCATTCACTTCATGATCCTGATCGCGGTTGATCACCGCCTTGGGAGCAGGTTCAAAGTCGATCTTCACGCGGCGTTTCAGTACCGATAGGTTTTTGAACGTCTCTATCTGATTGCGGATCCGGATCTGCACGCCCTGATCAGTGGCTTCTATGTTGCCTACCTTGCCGATCTCATCTCGCAAGATCCAATATTGGTTGGGTATCACAGGTTTAGCTTGTAGCATCTAATACTCCTTGATATGTGGCGGTCATCCAGCGACCGAACTGATCGGCTTGATCACTGATGCGTGTGAGCTGGAATCGACCGCAGAACTTCATGAACCTTACTCCTACCTGGCCGATGTCTCTGTGGCTGATCTGATCCCGTATGGCGAGATCCACATAGGCCTTTACCTCGGCGGGCTGGGCACGGAGATCGATCAGGCTCCGGTTCCTGTTGTAGTCATCCAGCACTCGATGTTCCACGCCCTCATGATCGGTCCAACGTTGCAGCATGAGATTGTTCCAGGCATAACCTTTGGCGTTGCGATCTTCGAATGCCTCCTGGAGACCTACTTTATTTTTCGTACCTTTAGTTCTCACACCGGGGAAGGCCGAAAACACATTGTCGCTGGTGTCGCCACGCATGCACTTCTCGAACAGCAACCATTCAGGATCGGGCACGGTCTTGGCCGTCTTGGTTTTCTTGTCGATGACCTCACGGCCCTTGGCATCGAATATACCTCGGACGGTGATCAGCTCGTCAGTGATGCCGTTGTATTGATCTACATTCTCCGCGATCAACTGCACGAAGTCAGTATCGCTTGAAATTATAGTATGTTGATCTTGGGGATGTAGCGCGATCCAACGGGCTATGATGTCATCCGCTTCGGCCCGCTCGTGTCTGATCACTGAACAGTTGGTCTGCCCAGCCAAGTATTTAGTAAACTCGTCATAAGTTTCCCAGAACACGCGATCTTCTTCTTGCTCGGCTTCTGTGAGCGCGGCCCGGGCCTCGGCCCTGTTGCGCTTGTAGGGCGCATACACATCCTTGCGCCAGCTTCTGCCCTCCAGTGCGAATATCACATGATCGGCTCGAAATCGCTGACAGACCTTGTTCACGGCAGCCAAGGTGATGTGGAGCGCGTAGCCTACCTTTTCGTCCAGATCACTCGCGCGGAAGGCCACGTGCCGGGCGCGGAAGAACATGTTTGCAGTGTCAATCAGGACGTATTTCATTGTGTAAGCAGTTTATGGCTGATAACATACTGTAACATAAAACGGGCCCAGGCTGCGTGGGCCGAGCGTCCAAAATGATAAGAATTGGGCGCTACAGTATCATGTCCGTTGTTTTTCAGCCACTGATCGTATGTTTGGGCAGCATCATATGGACCAAAATAGCAATGGCCCCAGTCAAAACGCCGCTCCGGTTCTATCGAGCCAAAATGGCTGTTACCATTGAAGAATATATGGCGGATGCGGCGATCGCGCAATCTCAGATGTAGATTCCAGATGACATCATGCCAGTATCTCGCGCACTCATTCCAGTCCACGCTGGCGATAAAATTTCTGTAACGATCTTGGTATTCTAGTGGGACTGAATCCTGTCCCGATGCATTGATCTGATAGTAGGTCCCGTCAATCAGCCATTCTTGACGTTCCCAGGTCGACCACTGGATGATCACCAACATCTCGCGGGGATCGTATGACGTGTCAGTCAACCACTGTTCGGTGGTACGTAATATCCTTTGATTAGAACTTGCTGATTCCGCATCGCATTTGAAAGTGGCCTTGATCAAACCTGACAGGATTCGGCCCCAGCTGACTGCTAGATTGGCTGGATGCGGCGCCCGACCCATGTAGAAAAGATCGCCGTCGTCCTCGGCAAAGGCATGGGGATTTACCGCTTCAGCAGCAGCAGTGTGGCTATCGCCATTGACATATAGGATCATTTAAGAGCCTGTGCTTCTGCCACGCGCTTGCGAAGGCTGGAACTGGAGAACGAGTGGTCTCGACCGTTGAACACTATCTCGATACCGCGTTTGGTACATTCTTCCCGGCCGGAAAAATCCGTGCCTTGGTACTCTACCCCCAACACACGCACGTCCACGGGCAGGATCAAGAGGAGATCGCGCAGATCTTGTTCGGTTGAGTACACGACCACTTCATCCACGTAACGGCAGGCAGCCAGCTGGATCTGTCGTTCTACTATCGACTGTACTGGACGGTTCTTGGTGTCGGGACGATCGATCGTGGGGTCAGTCTGCAGGCCCGCTATGAGGTAGTCACAGTGATTCTTGGCTTCTGACAGCATGGCTATGTGGCCGGCATGCAGCATGTCAAAGGTGCTGAAGGTTATACCTATCCTCTTGCCATCGGCTTTGAGGCGCTTGATGTGATTGAAAATCATTGGTAGATAGAGCTGTATTTCCGTAGCTTCACTGTCTTGGCCTGTTTGGCGATTTCTAACTGCGCGGGATCTATCATCTTGCTGTCCAGCATGAGATCGATCATGGCCAGGAGATCGCCCACTTCGGTGGTCAGCCGCTGACGATGCGTCATGCCATCTCGATGGCTGTCATCTATGCCAAACCGGAACACTTTGCTGATCTCTTGGATGACCTCGGCCGCTTCCTCCTGGGTAATGATAAGGATTTCTCTTTGTTTGCTGTCGATCATGATACCTCCGTGCGGCCGCCGCCGATGTCGCGTTTCTGGATGTGTCGTTGTGGTGTGGGGTTCATGGCCTGTTCCTGTTCCCAGGTCTCCATGACCACGTTCCTGCACACGTTCTGGAACCAGCGATCCACGATCTCTGCGTCCGTGTCTTCTTTCTTGATCATGTAGCCGGCTTTGACCAGGCGTGTGACGAACACCGAGTTCCAATCCAGCTCAAACGCACCTTCGTGCAAGCTGTCTGGATTGATCTCCATGCTGGTAATGGCGATGTAGGGCTCGCCTCGCTCTGTGGCCAGATCCTTGTCAGATTTTGTTTTCGTCTGCGCAATTTTGTCTTCTTTCGCAGGTTTTTGCTTTTTTTTACGGAATCGATCGAACAGTCCCATCATGTCCCCCAGGCATTGCGCCATATGTCCACCTGCAGGCGTGGGCTGTAGCGCCAACCATGACGCATGGCCAATCCTGCCACTTCCTGCGTGTTGAGATTGTATACCTGCGGCACTCCGCCCACAGGCATGAGATACACAGGTCCGCCAAAGCCAGCATGCCGGAACTCTTCCACTGCGCGTTGGGCATGCTCCACATCCTCTCGGGTGGCTACCACGAACTTGAGATAAGTCATGCCAATCATCTCATACGATTTCACTATGGTGGGATTGATGGCATCTTCCCACCGTTCACCCGAGCATGGTAACTTGGGGCTCACGCTAAAGGTCAAGCGATCGTAGTCTCGTCCCATGCGTGTGAATTCTTCAAACAAGTAATCTTTTACCTCTGGATAGAGCCATTGTGTACCATTGGTCTCAAACGTGATGTCGCGCAGTCCGCGCTCTCTGCACCGGTCAATCAGTTCGGGATAGCGGCGCTGATAGCCCAGCAAAGGCTCACCACCGGTGATAACAAGATGCACCGAGTCATCTGCGCCTTGATCCCAGCGCCCATTGGGAATCATGTCGTGCATCTGTGCCACGATCTCGGGCACGTCATCCTGGCGATTGAATCGCTTGAACTCGGGATAGATCGATGCATAGGTATCGCAGCCTGATGTCACCAGTGGCAAGTCTTCAAACTTTTTATATCGATCTATATTTTGGATGATCACTTCTACTTCGGGATTGTGTTTGTCAATAGGCTCATCTCGGTGTCGACCAAACTTTTTGCAGCGGAAGTTGCAGCCATATGTGCGGAAGAACACCGACGGCACACCGGCCCAGCGTCCTTCACCTTGCACGCTGTAGAATATTTCAGTGTAGGTTATCTTTTCCATTTAATGATTTCTCGTTCCTTGGAACACGCAATTGAAAATAAGGTTGCTATCGCCATCATTGATCACGCGATGGAACGCACCGTCGGGTATGAGAACGATATCTCCTGAGCGAACAACAAAAGGTTCATCTGTTTCATCGCCCACTATCATTTTACCTGTGCCTTGTATAAAAAAATACACTTCTTCCTGCCCGGGATGTTGATGCCCCCGTGTCTGTTGATTCCTATAGAGCTTGGTAGAACTGAGCACGAGGTTATTTAGGTCGCGATTGTCTTTGAGCAGATAAACTTCGTTGTCTTTTACTACTTCACCGCCTATGTCATGAAACGAATATTTCTTCATCTAGATATCTTTTGAGTTCTTTGTCTGTTGGTTCGACGGTGTAGTTCTGTTTGAAAAAGATCTCGTACGAATCCGATCCATACCGGCCGATGCCATATAACATTGTAGCATCTTCACCGTTCCAGGTCAAGAAGTCTTCGGTCATGCGCTGCAATCTCTTGCATCTCACATTGACCATGCCCAAGGGCCAGATCACTTCTTTTATCTCTGCCTCTGTGGCCTGCCCAAACTTTAGCGGGCTGGGCCAGCGCGCCATGAATATAGGGAAAACCGTCTTGACTGGTTTGCGTCCAGTCTGGTTCAGCATGATCACGGCCACCATGTGCTGCCAGCGCCGGATCCATTCCACAGTGGCCGGTAACTGTTGCTGCACCATGAGATCGTCGCGTAGGGGTTCTATCACGGCCATATGCTCTGCACCACCGGTGGCAGATAGATCACGGTGATCACTGTCTGCACTGTGAGCAGGCTCCATTTGCGCCACATGATGGCCTGCACGGCCCAACCGAGGTTGGCCGCGAACAGGAACCATATGTTGGCTGGATAGATGTTCATGCTGGTTAGGACCGCGCCTGCTATCAGGATCGCGGTTATTGACCATTCGAACCAAAAGGTCCAGGGCTGCCGGATCCACGCAATCACTTCATGTCCCGGGCTTCTTGTCTCCAGGGTGCAAGACTGACCAGGGGTGTGAGCGCCAGGATCACTGCTAACTTAAACAATGTAGATCCTGATACGATGCGTGCAATGGCCTTGTTGATGTCCATGGCATCACCACCCAAGAGCGGGGGGATGAAAACAAAAGCGAACAGCACAAACAACACAGCATCCACCGGCAGGCTGGCCAGGTTGCTGACGAAGGTGCGCGCCCAGCTGCCCCAATCTCTCTCCCACAACACTTGATACACCCAGGTGTTCACCCACTGGCTGGCGATGGTAGCGATCT